ACGAGCGAGACATACCAATAGGCGATAAGGGCTGAGAGGGCGCGAGGAATATACTTGGTCTGCGACGCCGAGGCGATCAGCGTATCGGTTGCAGTAAAAGAGTCGAACGACACTGTAGCGGCGCTTACTGCACCACTATTATTCGCGTATAATCCAAATTTGCCAGCGGCACTAATAGGAGTGCTATCAGTGGCAGTGTACATCCAGCCACCAGGTTCACTCCCGCCATCAGCCCACCAGTTCGCCGTAATCGTCGAGCCGACAATGCGTGCATGCAGCCAATAAAAGGTATTCGCGTTGAAAGTCGCTGATACAGCAGTGCCTATAGCTGTACCAGTGCCAGCATTAACACGCGTGACACCAAGAAGATTTCCGTTATTCTTGACGCGGTAGTACGTGGTTCCTGGACTATCACAGCGGAAAACCACACCAGGAACAATATTAGTGTCGGTCACTTTCACACGGACAAGACAATCGGTGTCGGCCTGTGTTTTCGGTCCCAGGGTCATCACGTCATTGGCATTCAGTACCCCTGTGAGTGTACCTTCGTTTGACGCAATGGCAGCAGTACTCGTGCCTGCTGTATGTGCCCATACCTGAGTATCTGAAGCCGTTCCCCAGCCTGATTGATTAGCGCGTATGAAGGTATCTTGCCCAATGGTTGCCATTTATTCCTGCGTCCATTCTACGAGCACATCATATTTCGCCCCAGCCGGGATGGCGATACCGTTAAAGTTGATGCACAGGGATTGCGCTACCCCGCGCAAGGTAATCGCTTTTGACGGCCTGATGCCATACTCGATGAGCGAGGTCATGTCGGTATTGGCACCTGCCGCCGCCGTAAGGGATTGCACGAGAATACGTCCATTCCTGACATCGATGCCCGCCCCCAGAGCAGTAGGTACAACAGTGTAGAGGAAAAGCGTTCCGGTCGTTGCTGCGTCACTACTGTCATAGGTGGCAATCACCGCCGACTGGGAAGCGCGCGTACCGCCTGTGTTATCCACAGTGCGCTTGACGAGGTGGTACTCAAGATAGCCAACCGCCGTGGCGTAGCAGCGCAACTCAAAGCGGGTGACGTTGATGATAGCGCCGCCCGCGACTCCCTGCAGCATAATCCAATCGGTCGGCGTGGCATAGGGCGTGAGACCGTACGCCGCGTAGACATAGGTCGCCTTCCAGCCTTCCCCCTGCGCAATAGCTGTGGGGGCGATGATATGGCTTTGTGCATCGGTCTTCTGCCGCCCACCTTGCAGCGCCGCCGGGTCATTTATCCCATCGGTGATCACACTTCCAAAGGGTAGCCCATCTAACCCTCTTTGTGTTGTTCCCGTTCCCATACGCTATAATCCGATCACTAGGGGGTACATAGCCCCTGGCGGAATAATATCCTCGTGCCACGCGCCAAAAGCATGGATGTACGTCACAAAGTCAAGGTACAGATGCTTCTTTTGTGGCAGCAGTACCCCCGCCTCACTGTACTCATCATGACCCGCCACATCCCAAATGCAGGCTGTACACAGGCCTGTCTCGCGGTTCTCTAGCCGCCCGATGACCTGAGCTTGCACGATACGCTGGTTAGAGAGAATATCCATTGTGCCGCGCTTGAACTGAAAGGCCGTTTTCGGCTCGGTAATGGGCATCTTCACCTCTCCTTGTGGCGTACACAAGATAATCTCTTCGATGTGCGCGTTATCCCCTGAGCCGACGATATCTAAGCTCCAATCCACAGGTCGCGCTCCTCTTTGCAAATCAAAGGAGGTGTCCAGTTCAGACAATTCGCGCTTGCGCCCGCGCAACTTCACTTTCCAATAGGAGAGACCCTGCGCGAGATAGGCAAACGATGTCAGACCCATGATAACCCCGTTTCATGCGTTAGCATATAAATCAGACCCACGTATACTGGAAGTAGAGAACGGGCATCAAAAGGCCACCCGTCATACCTGGCCCCGTCCAGAAGGACAGCACGATATACAGAAAGCCCGCGAAGAGCGCCTGGTTAGTGACAGCCCCGGTTATCCACTGTGTGGCTGATTGCAGCGATTGCCAGGTCGCGAGCCATGCCGGTGTCACCGGTGGGGAGACCGCGCCCGCTGTACCCGTCGTCACAGCCAGCGTCCCGCCCGCGTTAGCGTTGGGCGTATCCTGCACACTCCCTGAAGCCGCCGTCCCACGTCCGTAGGCATTGGCCTTGATATATGAAGTGTTGGAAGTGTCGGCTGAACCGTTGATAAATGAACTGCCGTCCCCGCCTGCGGAAGGCGTCGGCTGCGTGCCCGGAGAAGCGGCAGGGAGCGTATTGTCCTTCGCTGCCGAGAGTATCCAGGGACTGGCAAAGGTGCCAAGGGCGTCCCAGTTGATACGCCACTGCATATAGTGAGCCGATGTCCCGTCATAGGTTGCCATTTTGAGGCCCACAGCATCGGCGGTATAGGCCCACATCTCCGCAATCACTTGAGTGACTGCCGGTCGCAAGAAAGAGGGCCAGGAAGCCGAGGGTGTTGTGGTCGTGCCCGCGCCCGACGCGCACAAGCGTAACTCGTTGTTCGCCGTGGCAAAGGGCATATCAACCCAGGTAGGGGAGGCATCGGTCACCGCTGCCCCGGCGTTCGTCTGACTCTTGAGTGTCGTGAAATCTGACATGGGTTTCTCCTTTACGGGCCGATGACGGCCTGGTTTTTGAGTTCGGCGATAATCCAGCCGCGTAACCGCGTTGGCACGCTCAGGAAATCGGCATACAGCACATCGACATTTTGCGGGAGCAGCACCCAGGCTGCGATATTGGTATGGACCTGGGTGATGATGGTGCGTAGGCGCTTGACCGGGTTGGCCTGCGTGGCGGTCGCATTGTAGGCAGCAGTCACATAGACCGCGATCTGCGCTTTGATGTTGGCGACTACCGGGTCAATGGGGCAAGCTGGTAGATACCAGATGACCGTATGGTCGGTATCATCGAGCCAGCCGTAGAGAAAGCCATCATTGGGGCAGGTGTAATTCTGTGCGATGACCTGCTCGGCTATTTCCCCCTCCGCCAGTTTGCGGTAATTCATAAGTGGCGTAGCAACCATTATGTCCCTCCTCTAAGCTGCCTGTGCGAAAATCCTTTGCCAGGAACCTATATTGGGGCCCGACGTAGTTGAAACATCGAATAAATAATTCAGCGCCCCAGTCGTATCGGCCCAAATGCTCGTCTTAATAGCAGTGATCAGCACATCGACATCAACCTGCCCGAACTCCGGTACAAAGATGGATTGCAGGTTGCCAGGAGCCAAACCTCCGCGTTCCGTTTGGTATGACCAATCGACCGAGAGGATGGCGTACTGATCGATGCGCGCCTGGGCGATGCTATCCGCCTCCGCCTTGGAGCGCCCGCCGCAGTCCTCGCTTCCCTCAATAATGCCGCTCGTGCCATCGATAGCCGCGAGCGCCGTCTGCTGTGCCGTATTCTCACGCATGGAGATGTAGGGCACGCGGGCGATATAGGTGATGCTAATAAGTTGCTGGTCGGTCGGTGGCGTGCCGCTGCTATCCTCTGAAAGTGAATTTTGCCCTGGCTGGTAGTAGAATGCCCTGCCGGTGTCCACGCCCTGCACCCCGGATGTCTGTGGATTGCCGTCCAGGGTCAAACTCGTGATGCTATCGACCGAGTATTTGAGCACCCAGGACTCGGTGGTACCGTCGCCTAGCTTGCTTTCCGTGATCGTTTGCAGATCGACCGCCCCAGTGACGTACTGGCGGTTGCGGTACATGGGTGAGGTACGCACGAGGTTTGGCGGGTTGAGAATGCCCTTGAACGTCGGATCAGCGCTATACAGCGGCCAGGCAGCCGGGCTATACGCTCTATCCTTCATGGCAAGCTTCTTATTCTTATCGATGCGCCAATTGTACTTGCTCTGCCCTGATATATCAGAGAGGCACTCGCTAATCTTCTTCTTGTAGGCATAGTCCGTCGAGGCAACGAGCGCGCCGGTCATGATATCGGGCCCGCGCACCGAGACCACAAGACCCGAGACGACCGGCTTGACCGTTGGGTCGGTGGAGGTCAGCGTGAGCTTGCTATAGACATTCTGCCCTATCGCACTCCCACCGAGGGCCTGCGCACGCAAACTGTACCAGTCGGATTCGGTGGCGCTATTCTGCCTGATACCCACCTGCCCGGCTGCGCTGAGCGAGCTATCAGTGAATTGCGCCACTTGTAGGCCATCGAAGTAGACGGTGATCGTCGTTCCGGCCATCGTCACTTTCAGGGTGTGATAGGTGCCCCGCGTGAAGGTGACCGGTAGCGTCGTCGGTGCCAGGATTTGCGTATCGGTGGCTGCGACGCGCTTCCTGACGGCGACCGTATTGGGGTTGGTGCTCGAACTATTGTCTTTATAGGTGGCGTAGTAGCAATTATCGACGCTCGTATAGCGCCATACCAGCCCGCCGACATCACTTTGATTGGTGATGAGTTCCAGGTAGACATCTGCCGCTGCCGGGAACTGGCTCGTATTCCAGAGGATAATACCGCTGGTTCCTGAAGTGACGCGCATGCGCGAGTTAGCCGTGTCTACCGAGAAAACAGGCACGACCCCGCCTGACCAGAAGGTAGCGGTGTAGTTGGCTGCCGAGTTCACATCAAAGTCATCGGCGACCATGACCCCTTGCGAGACGAGGCCCGCCACTGGGTTACCTGATGCCGCAATCCCTGTATAAGTGCTGTTGTCCGGGCTAGTGGCGACGGCAACGCCCGTTCCTGGTGGCTGCGTGGCCTGCCAGGTGACCGAAGAGGATCCAATTGTCCCGGCGTTGTCGAGTGCCAACACCGGGGAGACCCGCGTCCCTGAGGCGCTGTACTGGCCGATGATGAAGGCTGAGTAGCCGAGCAGTTTCGTGGGGAGGTTGACGGCCTGGTTGGTCATGCTGAAGCGGAACTTGAGGGATTTTCCGGCGGCATTGTAGCCACTGACCAGCTGGGGGATTTGCCCGCCGTTGGTGCACGTTTCCCACAGCGTGCCATTGTTGAGCGTGCTCTCCACCAGCATGATTGAGGAGGAAGGCGTGCTCTCCTGCCAGTTGACGCGGGAGTCACCGACGATACCGGAGAGGGAGATAGCCGGCGTGGTGCGCGAGGAGACGGAGATGAGATCCGCCTCATAGGCCACAATACCAAAGTTATCGTAGTGGCCTGAAGAACGCGCGCCTGTGTTGTTGTAGAGGCGCACGCCGACATTGCCTGCCGCTGACCACGTGGCATCCGTCGCGTTGATGTAGAGCACATCATTGAGGTAGACCTGGTGGTTACTTCCGTTCACCACGACCTTCATGCGATACCAGTTGCCGACCGTGAGTGAGAGCGCAACGGTCGCCACGCTGGTAAAAGCGCCACCGCCTGATCCCGTATTCGTGCCACGACGCAGATTGACCGAGACATCGGTGATGTCGGCGACGTAGGCGTAGGTATCATTCGTATTCTGCCAGCCCGTCGTGCGGTAGACGACGCCGTACTCCGGGTGATTGGTGCCTGAGAGCAGGTGGATATCGATCTCCATGATGAAGTTCTGCCAGGTGCCCGCAAAGTCGAAGCGCGAGCGTACATCCAGCCCGCTATCGGTACGCAGGAAGAAGTACCGTTGGGATTCCCCCTGCTGTGGGTTGCCCGCGCCCGAGACGCCGTAGAGCGTCTGACTGGCAAAGGAGAGGTCATCCCAATTGCGGTACGCGCCGGTGGTATAGAGGCCGTCGCTATACGAGGTCGCATTGGAGAGTGTGCCCGTGCCGAGCGAGGTCTGGTCATTGTCGATATCTACGAAGTCGGTTTTCGTTGCGGCAGCGGCCGAGTAGACGCTGAAACTGCAATTGGTCAGTTTGGGCGTCATCTCCGGGTTCGGTCCGCCCACGAAAACCGTCTGACGGATGAGCACGCCGCGCCCCGATGTATTCATACCGAGGATGAGGCCAGGGATAGGCGCATGATTGGCGCACTGCTGGTAGGTCGCGCCACCGTCTACGGACGCCTCGATCATGACTTGCGCGGGGTACTGCGAACTAGCCCCCGTCGTTGGTTGGGCGGCGTCAACCTCCACCCAGGAGATGACCGAGCCCTTGACGATGCCCACGCTTGAGATATCGCGCGAAGGGGCCACGCGGTTGCCGTCATGCTCGTAGACGGTAACGATCTTGGCTGCGAGATTGTAGTAGCCGCTGGAGGACGATGGCACATTGGCGGCCATCGTCGTATCGGCGCCGCTGAAAATGCTGCGCTGTGTGACATCTGAGGAGTTGGTGATCTTGATATTCTTGAAGTAGGCGGTATAATCGCCGCCCTTTTCGCCCTCGATATCCAGATAGACCGCTTTGACGACTTTGCCGACGACGGTTGGGCCGATGGTGGAGACGCGCTTATCCCACTGATCATCGGCCCAGCCTTTGAGGTCGGTCGCGGGATGCAGTTGGATGACGTACTGGTCCTGTACATCGGTCGTATAGGCAGCATCATGTAGCCAGGTACCGTCCGAGAATTGCATGGTGATGCCTGCCTTGATCTCAGGCGAACGTGAGTCTATCCACACATCGAGGTAAATCTTGTCGCCGGAAGCCAGGGTATAGGACGTGCCAGCCCAGACCTTGCGGAAGGCATAGAGGTTGTTACCGTCGAGATTAGCCCCGGCGGAACCGCTGTACTTGATGGCCTTGTAAGAAGTGAGTTGCAGCGCATTGGAAACGGCACTGACCTGGGTTAAGGTGCCTGTGCTGAAGTCGGAAGTCACCGCATCGGTGCGCGTGTAGTCCGTCCCGGCAGCCGCGAGGGTAAGTGTATTGTTGATAGCCGCCGTCCCTGAGAGCGTGCCCTGCCCAAAGGTCGTCGTATCGAAGTCATGACGCAGGGCGTAGGCGGCGGTGACACCTTCAGAGGCGAGCACCGCCTGGTGCATTTTAGCTGCGATATCGCCTGCCGTCCAGCCGTTAAACTCCTGCCCTATCCAGTAGCGCTTCTCCGCCCGCCAGCGGTTGCCGGTACAGGTCACAGAGCGTATCTTGATACCCAGGTTTCCCGGCAGCGCCACGTCACTGACCTTTTCGATAAAGCCGTCATACAAGAGGACGCCCGTCACGGTGTCGGTGACTTGCACCTCCTGGTACTGGGTGAGGGAATAGCCGATGGTATCAGGCACATCGAAGGTGCAGGTGACCGGATCGTCGATCTTCTCTTCGTAGCTAATGCTTTCGATAGCCACGGCGATAGGAGAGCCTGCGGCGGTGAGTTGGAGAGCCATACTATTACCGCCCTCCTGCGAAGTGGACGCGCACGGTCGATGAGCCTACCAGGTCACTGCCCAGGTTATCGACGAAGGCGCGGTACTCACGGTTGCCGACCTGAATGACGATAGGACGCCGGTCTCCATTTGAGGAAGCAGTAGAGCGTGTTCCACCGGCAGAAAGATTGCCCTGGATGGGTTGGGCGAGTTGGGTCGCCGCCTTGGTGACTGAGGGAACGCCAGCAGTCATGCCCTTGGTCAGCATACCCACCATGTTGGGCATCCACTTGTCGGCATCGGCGGCAGGTCCAAATGGTGGCGGCGAGTGAAAACCGAGAATGCCGGTTATTGTCGAGGCTACATTTGAAGCCGCATTACCGATCGCCCCCAGCATGGAATTGATGCCATCGATCAGTGATTGGATGAGGTTTATTCCGAACTGCACCATCTGTCCGGCCAGATTATTGAAGAAGCCGCCAATATT